ATGCAAAACGTGAAACCTACAATCAATGAAATTGAAAGAATCAACCATGAAACTGTCTGTCCAGACTTTGGCTCTACTGAAAAACTTCAGCAGCATCAACCAGTCTATTCTCTTCAAAAAAGGCAGGTCGCTTCGCACTATCAGCGTTATGAAGAACATTCTTGCTGAGGTAACTATTAATGAAGAGATCCCTCAAGACTTTGGTATTTACGATCTGAACCAGTTCCTGAATGGTCTGTCACTTCACCAAAGTCCTGATCTAGATTTTACAAATGATGGTTATGTTGTAATCAAAGAAGGTCGTTCTCGATCAAAGTATTTCTTTGCTGATCCAAATGTAATTGTCACTCCCCCTGATAAAGACATCTCTCTCCCTAGCGAGGATGTTTGCTTTGAACTTAATACACAACAGTTGGATAAACTGCTGAAAGCAGCTGCTGTTTACCAACTTCCAGATCTTTCTGCTGTTGGTGAGAATGGTGTTGTGAAATTGGTGGTTCGTGATAAGAAGAACGATACCTCTAATGAGTTCTGTGAAATCGTCGGTGAAACTAACTCCGAGTTCAGTTTCAACTTTAAAGTTGAAAACATTAAAATTATTCCCGGAACTTATGAGGTAGTTGTTTCGCAAAAACTTCTTTCTAGGTTTACTAGTCGTGACTATGATTTGAAGTATTACATTGCACTTGAACCAGACTCTACATATTCCTCCTGATGAAACATATTCTTTTCACTCTGAAAGAATGTTCTGCTGAGTTGTTGGATGATGAAGAGTTCATTAGAAAACTCTTGTATCGTACAACCAAGGAGTGTAAAGCAACTTTATTGCACCTTGCTGTTCATAAATTTGATCCTCAAGGTGTAACTGGATTTGCGATGCTCGCAGAATCTCACATCAGCATTCACACCTGGCCCGAGAAGGGTATGGCAGTTTGTGATGTATTTACATGTGGAGATACCGCTATGCCGGATGTTGGTGTAGAATATATGAAAGAGCAATTGAAGGCAACCGATATTGTCTCTCATGAATTTGAAAGACCTTTAGAATGAACATCTTTGTTACTGACCCTGATCCCCGAAAGTCTGCACGAGTTCTTCCTGACAAGCACATTGTCAAGATGCCTCTAGAGACTTGTCAGATGCTTGCTATTGTATGCTCTGACAAATGGGGTCATGGATTTGGCACTCTTCCCAAGGCAGACGGTACTCCCTATGCCACTGAGAAGGGTGCTTTTCGCAATCATCCATGCACAGTATGGGCAAACTCTTTTGTCATGAATTGGCAATGGCTGCTTTCTCATGGCCTTGCTCTCTGTGCTGAGTATGAGGAGCGATATGACAAGGTTCATACCTGCCACCGGACTTTGCTAGCAGCGAAAGAAATCCTCCCTACAGGCGATCCTACAGGGCGTAGTGGAAAGAGTCCAACACCATTTGTTTTTGCTGGACCTGATGAATTCAAGTATGATACTGTTGACATCTATAGCAAGTACAAGATGTACATTGCATCTAAACCTTGGGTATGCGATAATTATCTTCGTATCCCAGACCGTAAACCTGATTGGGTGTAACCTTTATTATGCGCGATGAATTTTTGTGGGTTGAAAAGTATCGACCTAAAACTATTGAAGAATGTATTTTACCAACAAGTATTAAGAAGACCTTTCAAGATTTCCTAGATAAAGGTGAAGTACCAAATCTACTCCTTGCTGGTCCTGCTGGGTGTGGAAAGACTACTGTAGCTAAAGCACTGTGTAACGAACTAGGAGTAGATGTTTATGTCATCAACGGATCCGATGAAGGACGATTCCTTGATACCGTCCGAAATACTGCGAAGAATTTCGCTTCGACCGTCTCGCTTCAAGCAACTGACAAACACAAAGTCATCATCATTGATGAGGCAGATAACACAACGAAC